TCTCGACCGGCGCCATCAGCGTTGAGCACCTGAAATTGCGAGTCCCGATAGGTCAACGTTTTGTGACCCGCCAGAGTCTCTTCGTTGAACCCACCCGGCGTGCGGATGGGGCGGGGGATTTTGAAGGGGTTTTTCCCGGTGTACTGGTCAGCCATTTCAACCTCTTGTTGTTTTGGGGGTTAGCGTTTCTTGGATTCCTCTCTGCGGTCTTTGCGAATGGCACACTGTCGCGCGCGCTTCGATGCTTGCTCCTGGCTCATGCCATTGGACACAAGCTGGCCTGTCATGCGCTCGATCCCCTCTCGCCTTCCCTGCCTCTCTCCAGAGGGCTCAGGGCGGTTCCAGGTTTCAAGCTCGCGCTGATGGTCGCTCACTTGGCGGCCTTCTTGGGCGCGGCCTTCTTCTTGGCTGGTGCCTTCTTGGCGGCTGCCTTGTGGCCCAGCACTGAGGCAGCCTCGGCGGCAATCTCGGCGGCTACCTTCTTGGCTTCTTTCGATGCCTGCTTGGTGTCGCCGGGTTGCTGCTCCAAGAGCTGCGCCTGCCGAAGCATGGCAAGGGCTCGCTTGAGTATGGGCATAGCGTCTACCATCTTCTGATCGCGGGCCATCAGTCCTCCATCACAAAGCTATCAACATTCCCGGTCGGGATGTCTTGGGCCATCTGGTTGGTAATCTTCTCAAACTCCTGATCCATCGCGTCAAGCCGGGCCTCTGCTGCCTGGGCCTTCTTCAGGAGATGCGGGTTGCGGTCTGCGCGTCCGTGGAGGGAGTTGGCGCGGCGTTCTGCCTTGACCTTCAGCGCCACATATACCTCTTCGTGCATGGGCTCGATGATGCCGGAGTCACGGATAGCAGCTCTGAACCTGCGGAAGGCTTTGGCTGATTCGTTCTTGTTCCACAGCACCTTGCCATTGGGCAGCACCGTGGCCTCATCGCTGAAGTCACAGTAGTGCTTTTGGCCTGATTCTGTCTCATAGAAACGGACGTAGTCTTGGTAGGAGCCCAGCCGGGTATCCTTGGGGTCAATGAATGTGCCGCCCTGCTCACTGACCCAGGCAATCGCCCGGTTGAGCTTGCGGTCTGCGCCGACGCCATTGACGCCGGGCTTTGCCATCACCTTGTTGAGGCGTGGTACGAACCCATGCACATCGTCATACTCCCAGTTTGTGGGGTAGTGCGTGTAGACAAAGCGCTCCGCGCAGACGAAGCGCCCATTGGACGGTAGACCGCGACGGGCTGTGACCACCTCCTCTTCTACCTGGGGCGTGCTGAGTCTGATGGTCTTCTGGGTTCCTGACATGTGGTGCTCTCCTGCTGGGGAAGTGAAGGGTGGGACCGGACAGACCACCTCTGCCCGGCCCCGAGTGACCCCGAAGGGTCAGCGTACGCTAAGCGTCAGTGATGATCTCGCATCCACGCGCGTTCTCTGCGATGGCTACTGCGGGATAGTAGTGAGCCAGGGCAGCCGTCTCACCGAGCGATGCCGCGCGGATAAGCTCCACAAGCAGCTCACCAGCATTGAGCAACACGCGGTCTGCGGGGATGTGTCCCTGCAACAGCGATACAGGCGCTTCGGAATAGGCAAAGCAGCCATCTGCAAACATGCAGCCGAGACGGTTTCCGCCCGAGGTTGCCACCTGATCCGATTGCCAGAAATTAATTCCGTTCCAGCTTCCCTGAAATCCTGGGCCGCGTGTTGCAAGTTGCTCCACCGAAGCGGGATTGAAGCTTTGGGCGCCGGACTCCCCTCTTAACGACGACCTGAAATCGTTCATCTGGACGGGCGCGAGCACGCAACTGTACGGTCCCTGGGCGGCATTGTCGTTGAGTGCAAACTGCGCGTCATACAAGTCATCCACGGAAAGGTCGACACCAGTGGTCCCGGCGCTATCAGAGATGCTGGTGAACAGTGCTGCAATCAGGTTGCTGATGGTGATGGACATGCCGTTCACCAAGTTGCCAGCGAGCACCTCCAAGTCGACAACCGAACCAGCCATTGGGACGAGATCGGTGATTTCGTACTGCCTCGCATAACGCGCACAAGTGAGCGTAAATTCTGAAGTTGTGTAGGCGCTGTTGGCTGCCGCGCTCGTCTCGGTGACGGCGGTATATGCAGCGGGCGCGGGCAGTGATGTCACGGCCATCGTTGTCGAACCACCAGCAGTCCAGGGGATGCGGGTGCAGACAGCACGGAGGTCTGTGGGGTCGTAGATTTGCTCATGTACGAGAGCTGCGAGGATTTCGGCAACCAGTCCACCAGAACTCGCAAGTGCGGAGGTTGTTACTTCATTAGCCATTTGGGCTCCTTGCCTGCACGCAAGGCAGGCGGATCACGTTTCGTTAATTGAGATCCACCTACGACTCTATCGGGGCCGGTCCCGTGGCAGATGTTCTATCTGTACCGCGTTGGGTCACGCGCTGTCAAGACTACTTGATCACACCCTGTGCTCTGAGCGCTGCCATGATGTTGTCTTTCTGGTCGCCCAGGGAACCGCCGTTCTTGGCTCGCACCTTGCGAATCTCCTCTGCCCCGTATTCCTTGGAGTGATGGACGGGAGGCGTGCCCGTGCCCCGCTCAGGGTTGCCGTTGAGCGTTTCACGCACAGCCGCCAGGAGGGCCTCTGTTGGGTCTTGGGTCTGCTCAGGCGCGGTAGGGGTCTCGACGGGCGCACCCTGGCTTAGACGGTCAAAGTGCGGGGAGTAAAGGGGATCCTCACGGTTGGACTCCAGCCAGTCCGCAAAGTTAGCAGCGTTCTCGCCTGCCTCACTGGCCGCGCTGGCGTACTCGCGCCGCAGGAAGCGCCGGATGGATGGAGCCTTGAAACCCATCTCCACCAAGTGGAGCTCTTGGGTATGCGTGCTCTGGAGGTTGGATAGCTCAGAGGTCACGGCTTCAAGCTGTCCCTTCATCTTCTCCATGGCCTTCTGGGCTGCTGCTGCCTGGGATAGGGCGTCATCACGCCGGGCACGCTCCTCGGTCAGTCGGTGGCTGGGGACTTGCGCCTCCATCTTGGTGTTGCCCATGGGTGCGCTTGCTCCGTTGGTGGTGTGCGGGGTGGCGGTTGTCTGCTGGTCGTCCATTTGTATCCTTTATTCGGTTTCGGCTTGCTGGAAGAAAGAGCGCCCTACTGAACCGAGGATAGCCTCGGCCACTGGTCTGGGCAGATTGAAGAAGGAGGACAGCATAGCTAGCGCTGAGTCTCTCGGTAGATCACGAGAGGCGACCGCCTGAACGATCCCCTGGGCGCTTGTGACTTGAGCACCGTTCAAGGCTGTTAGTTGCACGTTCTCCGGTTCCGGCCCCATGCCCACCGCCATCATATCGGCTGCGCCCTCATCGGCACCCTCTGCCGGGATCTGAGCCTGGATGGCATCCGCCCGCAGCAGACGCTCAAGCGCATCCTCGTCCGACTCGATGGCCGGGTTGAGCATGCGGATAGCATCGAGCCTGCTGATAAGTCCCATCTCAAGCTCTGCCTTGATGGCCTCGGTCATCTCTTTACGCTCTGAGGCCATGGGCTCCAGGGAGCGATAGGCGATCCGGTATTCGCGTGGGTCTTCTGGCAGGTTGTGCCCACCGTATGCGTTGGCGAGCTTGGCGCCCGTCGCCAGTAGCTCCTGGTCAGCTACTCGCAGCGATGGCTCAAGAAGCTTCTGCGCCCTGCGCTGGCCTGCCCGGCTGACTACGATGGCATAGCCGGACTGTGCGCCTGTTACCTGGAGGTCTGACGGGTTCAGCCCCGAGTACACCGCCAAGCCATGCTCATACATCCTGAGAGCTTCAGCCGCCCGTAGTGGGTCCATCGCTGGATTGAACTGGCCAAGGCTGCCGCCGGTTGGGCCTTTGCTGCCGAACTTGAGAATGCTCTTGCGGTCAGTCGGTACCACGTCCACCTGGACGCCGCCGATCTGCCGGGTCACGCCTGCCTGTGACTCCACGTCTAAGGCCCAGCGCTGAGGGTGCGAGGCAGACACGAACGCATCAGACCACTGCGACCACAGAGCAGCGAGGCGCAAGGCACCCCGGCTGATCTCCACGCCCTCGTGCCAGTTCCACATGTTTGGTGTGACTCGTGCGTGATACAGGATGTAGGGCAGGATGGGCGCTCCATCCCGTGAGCGATACGGGTAATTGCCGACGAACTCAGGCGCCCACTTAGCCGTGGCGTCATGAGACACACCCTTGCTGTCCACCTCCAGAATCTGGAAGACGGGCGCCGCCGGATCGCGCACATCCCAGACTTCCCAGGTCCACGTCCCGTCTCGATACCTGACCTCCTCCACCCTGCCCGGTATGTTGGGCTCATTGGGCATCGGCAGAATCACCACCACATCAGGCGAGATGGGGCGGTAGCTGCACTCGGTGGCGTCCATCCAGTGCTTCCAGTCCAGCCGTACCAGGGATTCTTGGATTGCGAGGGTATACAGCGCGGTCTGTTGCTGCTGTGCCCATAGCAGTGGGGTCACAATGGGGCTCAGGTCTTCCTCGCCTTCAGCGTGAACGTCGGGCGGTTCCAGGTATGCCACGTTGAGCTGCTGGTATATGAGCCTGAGAGCGTTGCGGGAGAGGTCAGGATTGATGGTGATGTCTGCCGCTATCTCCTGGCTGAACATCCCCTCAATCTCATCACGCACATCTGACAGTTGCTTGCCTGTGAGGAGCCGATAGCGCAGGCTCTGCTCCTTCCATCGGGCGCGGTCGCCTGCGTCTTGGGGCTGGATGGAGCTTGGAATGTAGAGCATTATTTCCGCCGAATCCAACCCAGGTCATACATCGCAGACGTGGAGATATGGGCCACTGCATAGCGGTCGCCGCCCTCGGTCTTCTCCTCGCCTTGGAGATGCCAGACGTGGACACCATCTTTGGCGGGTGCCTTCTTGACTTTGCCAATCAGCACGAGGACATCACCGCGTTCGGCTTTGTCCATCTCGCCCTTATCGGCTGGCTTCTTTCGGGTTCGCTTCTTGGGCGCGGATTCTTCAAACATGGATCACCCCAGTGCAGAATAAGGATGTGGGAAGTGTTGGTCAACCTATGATCATCCGGCCAGGAGTCTCTATCCCCTCCTGCAACCAGCACTCTGAGATATAGGATACAGCATCGTAGCAGTGCTTGAGGTCGTTATTCTCACCGCGCCAATGCCTCAAGCTCTTGACGAGGTTGGGGCAGCGCTCAGCGTGAACCATAAACCGGCCATCGACACAGGCAGCCGAGAGCATCCGGGCACGGGTACGCACTGAGCCGCGCCCCTTGTACGGCGTGGCTATCTCAAACGGTGGGCGGGCTGACCCAACCATGTGCGAAAAGGCTCGCTCAAGCAGCTCGTTGACCCTCAAGCCCAGACCCAACCGGCCCGCGCTGTTGCTGTCACCTACTGCCTTGTCGACCATCTTGGGCGAGACTCCCCAGCCCTTCATCATGTCCATGATCTCACGCGCCTCGATGGCTGGCGTATTGCGCTCCTGGCTGACGTACTCGTCGAGCACCCACAGCCGCGCCCCATCCCAAGCCACCAGATAGCACACGCTATTGCCTGGGCGCTCTCCATGGTCCCAGCCCAGCCCTATGGCCTCGACCTTCTCAGGCGGATCGGTGAAGGTGTTGTCCTCGCTGAAGGCGATCCACCTGTCAACGCTCACACCCTCCCAGGCACCCTCCACGCGCTGTGCGTATTCCCAGGGTCCATAGCCAGCTATCTGGCGGTCAATGCTTTCTTGGCTCCGGTGCGGGCAGTTCTCCGCACTGAGTGAGATCCGCTGGATGTCCCACTCCTCAACCGGTGGCTTGCCTGTGTCGGGGCTGCCCTCCACGTGGTGCCTGAGCCAGTCGCATGGGCGGCCTATGGGCGTAAAGCTCATCACGACTGGGCCATTGTTCACAGCCACGCGGGTCAGGGCTTCTGCGAAGTGCGCCTGCTTGGGTAGCTCGTCAATCATGAGATAGTCGATGGTGGCGCCAGTCAGGGCCATCACCTCCTGGGTTCCTGACTTGCCCACAATGAGCGAGCCGTTGGTCAGCCTCAGCATCTTGACAGAGCGGTGCGTGTAGCCTCTGGAGCTGTCGTAGGTCACCGAAGGATGCAGCACGCCGGGCGGTTCTATCTCGCGCAGCTTGGCCGAGAAGTTGACCCAACCACCCTTGAGGTCAGCGCACATGATCCACCCTATCGAGTGCTCTCCAGGTGATGGCCGATAGGGGTGCATGCCCAGTGCCATCCACCACGTCTCGGCGGCGAGGGCTCGCGTCTTGCCCACCTGATTACCTGCTATCAGGAGACGGCGCGGGTGCTGTGACTGGTGGACGAGTCGCTGTCCTGGTGACATGCCACCGAAGCCGGGCGGCTCTTGTTCGTATTGGGCCAGCAGGTCGGCCTCGTATCGATCCGCGAATGCGGCGAGCTTGCCAATGTCAATCACTTGCCCACGTCGGTCTGCTTGCGGTTCAGTGCTGCCAGGATCATGTCCTCGGGTAGCCGGGCCACCTCGCCAATGATGCTCTCGCGTCCGTCCTCGCTATCCATCTCGACCATGTGCTGCTGGGTTTCCGCGTCATTGATGATGGCCTCTACCACTGGGGCTGAGTCTCTGCGATAGCAGTGCCTGCGCTCAAGCAACCACGCGCTGGCCTGCCAGCTACCCTCCTTGCCTGCCTTGTTGATGACTGCCAGCGAAATCCCCGCCCCTTCTGCCTCGGCGCCTTTTACGGCTTCCTTAAACTCCTTTTGCCTGTCGTGTCCCTGCTCCGCTTCTTGGAGCCATCGGTAGAACGTGCTCTCCCTGATCCCCACGTACCCGCACGCTAGCCGGTACGTCATGCCGAGCCTAATGCCCTGGCAGAACTTGGCCTGTAGCTCAGGCGTTAGCTTGGTCTTGCGTCCTGTGGTCATGCGTCCTCCAGTCCAGCGTATCGAGCGCGGATGATGTCACAGTAGCCGGGCTCTCGTTCAATGCCGATACACCGCACGTTCTCCGAGTGCGCCGCCAGTAGCGTGGTGCCTGACCCACAGAAGGGCTCCAGCACCGTGGCGCCTGGAGGCGTGACCAGCCGCACCAGCCAGCGCATGAGCTGCACAGGCTTGACGGTTGGGTGATGGTTGGTGCGGTCTGTTGTTCTAAGGTTGGGTACGTGGTGATCCGTCTTCCTGCCGTCTGTTCTCCGCACCTGCGGCATCTCTTCACACCCTGCTTCCCGCTCCCCCCTGGATGCCTTCGGGCACGCGTACAGGTTCGCGGGCCATCTGC